TTTTTCTTTACCACTACGTCCGCACTTTTCGCCTGTTTTGACGTCGACCCACTCTTCAGCAAACCACTTCTTTAGTCCACCTTTAGCCATACGTGCCACCACGTTTTTTGTACTCACGAGTCAACCATGCCGAAGCATACGCACTAGGCCATACGTCAAACTTACGTTTAGCCTCCGCTTTGACCCTAGCGTACAACGCTTTGTTTTTAGGTGTAGGACCTGATTTTTTCTTAGGTTTTGCCTTAGCCATTTTAGTAACCCTTAGGCTTTTTTACTTTCTTCTTCTTTTTTCCAGCGTGGTAGGGCATAGTAGCCTCCTTACTTTTTGTGGACTTTTTGAACTTCAAAGTTAGCTGACTTAGAGGCACCTTTGTGTGGTTTGTAACCACCTGTAGGATCCTTCATAAGCTTGTAGCTATTACCGCTTTTCATCCAGTGGTAGCCTTTGGGTGCATTGACTTTCATAGTATCACCACTTCTTACACGACCAGTATCGTGCCGTTAGTTTGCTGGGTGGGTTTGTGTCACACTTGTGACGTGCTCTAAAAGACTTTCGTCGTGCAGGCTGGTCTTTCTTAATAGTCATCTTAGCGTCACCAAAGCGTATGGTCTTTGTTTTGTCACCTTCTTTGGCTACTACTACAAACTTCTTAGTAGGGTGACTAGGTGTTCGCTTTGGTTTGTTGTACCCGCTTACCCCCGCCCGTGCTAGTTTTGGGTCCTTGGACTTGGGCATTAGACAACTCCTCCACCTTGGCTTCCAGTTCCGTTATTCGGTTCCATTGGTGTTGAAACTCTTGGTTGGTTCTCTGGAGTAGCGCTCTCAGTTCGTGGTCTGTCAACATTAGTTTTACCTTCTATTTCTCGTTTTTTAAGGAGAGTATCAGCGACACGCATACGACGCTCAAACTCTTTGTCTTCTTGGTCACCTTCACGTAAGTTTCGAGTGACTGCGTTGATACGGTCAATTTCAAGCTCCATAGGTACTGCCTGAGCCTCTGCAGACAACTTAGTAGCCCTAGCCTGTGACTCTTGCGCCTGTGACGACAACAATGCTGTCTGGGACTGTTGGAACTGTAGCTGTGCTTGTTGTGAAGCCATAGCCATTTGTTGTGCCTGAGGATTAGGCTGCATAGCTTGTGTTATAGCTGCTAGTAGTTCTTCACGGTTAGACAGGTTCATGTTGTCGATAACCGACTGAATTAACGTATTGTACAACGGTGAGTCCTTACCCATGGTCTGCAACAGTTGTACCAACTGAGTCACTTCGTACTCACGGGCAATAATGCCTAGAGTGCTACTAGCGTTGAACTTGTAGTCCGCAACAGGGTAGTTTTCAGGGTCAAACTGCATGTACCGATAGGCTGCTTTCTTGACAAATGGAATCAAGAAAGACTGCTGGAAGTTAATCAGTGTACGCTTGTGGCGTTTAATAATAGCGCCAAGAGACATACTAATACCAGCGGCAGTGCTCTCGCCATTAACCTGACCCGCAATTCCTGCTGAGTCAACGGCTCCTGTTGCTTGTTGTACCATCTGCTGCAATGCTCCGGCTTGAGCAAAAGTGATTTGATTAACTTGACCAAAGTTAAAGGGTTGAAGTACTTCACGAGGGTCTCCGTTGGTTAAAATCATCTTACCGGGACGTACCTCAGGTTTTGCCCCTCGTGGTAGCCGTGTGGCGTCAATAGCCATCATTGGGTGTATAGTGAGGCTCAGAGCATCAATACGTGCTCGTAGCTCTGTGTCCAAAGCCTTCTGAGAGTTGTAACCTTTCTCGCAGACTCCACGACCCCAGAACCTGCCGGGTACTACGTCCCAAGGGAAAGCTACTACAGGACGGTCCTGCATCATGTAGGGGTTAGCCTCTGCCTTCAGAAGTATACCTCCGTTAGCGACTACGACAACAGCTTCAACGTACTTAGGGCCGTCTTCTTCGTCCTCTACGTCGTCTTCACCAAATTCTTCGTCTATGACAGACTTAAGTAGCTCTCGTGGCACCAAACCATAGTACTTAGTTAAACGTACCTTGTCGTCGTTGTAAATAGTAATATCTTGGTCAGGCTCTAGGTCTGTATCAGGAGCAGCCATGCCTACATATACGTCACGGTACACGCCCTGTTCTTGTAACATTTCAACATGATGTCGGCTTACGAACTCGTCAATAGCCACACCTAGGGCGTCTTCTACAGACGTAGCCACAGGGTCAATTAGAAAGTTTTGAGGTAGAACAGGCTTAAGTTTTACTTTTATTCTTTCAGTAATACTGACGCCGACAGCCTGTAAGTCACCACCCATGATGGGCTGAGTAGCAGGAGCCATTTCTTTCATATCTTCGATGATGATTTCACCAACGCCAGTACCAAAGACTGCAGCGTTAATGAGACACTCTGCGACAGACTTACGTACCATACAGTCTTCAAAGTCTTCCGTAAGCTTGTTACGCAGGAACTGCACGTCTTGGCGTTCAGTGTCGCCCATGTTGTCACTTACGTCAAACCACTTGCCACGTCCAAACGTAGCTTCTTCTAGTTCTGCTACATTAGACTCAACTGCTTGCTGAAGTGCAGGAGAAATAATGCGGGAACGCTCAGACCGACGCTCACTGTCAGCAGGATCCCAGATGCCACGCCATAGTCTATAATATTCTTCAAATCTTGCTTCATAATTACTTTCGTAGTAGTCTCTCCAGTCTTCACATTTAGTAATAACCCAGTCTTCGATAGTTTCTTCAACCATGAGTGGGTCTGTTTCGTATAATTCTGCCATGTTAGTATCCCGCCACTATGTCTAAGATGTCGTGGTCGTCTATTTCGTATTCGTAGTCATAGGCCACGTTAGCTAATTGGTCGATGTACGCTAAAGCGTCCACCAAGTCGTCATGAGTTAAAGGATCAGGGAACTGAAACAATTGGTCAAGAAAACGACTGTTCCATTCCCCTTTGTTCAGCGTAATGTACCCATTTTCAAAGCGCCCCTGTAACGCCCACATTACCCTGTCGGTTTTCTTTTTGTTACCGTGTGTCAGTTCTTCTACTCTAAAAAACGTACCGTACTTCTTTTGTAAGTCCGTTAGAGGTGACATGACGGCTTGTTTAGCAATACCTCTTTCGATTCCCACCGACACGGGACGGTAGTCTCTAACGGCCTGAAATATCTTAGTTGCTGTTTCGTCAAGTGACCATCTACCGTATATGATATTGTCAACATACCAACCATGCTCACTGACCTTAGCCACGGCAATGGCTGTTTCGTCAAGTTTACTGTTCTTGGTTTTTTTCTTATTGACTTCTTCAAATCCTGCCAAGTCAACAGCAATGTAATAATCTCCTACTTCGGGCCTATCTTCACTAAACTGGACCCAGTCTTCCTTAAACATTTCTGACCCACGAGCTTCAAACGACGCCATAAACTCTTGGCGAAACGCATAAGAAGACATAGACTTTTTAGCAATGTCGATTTCGTCAGGGTCCAACAACGGGTTGTCATAAGACGTAAAGTGCCAAGCTTTGTACGTAGGGTCATTGTCTAGCTCCGCATATTTGTACAACTCGTAAAAGTGGTTGCGACCCATTGGTGTTCCTATGAACATTGCACATCCCTTCTGGTCAGCCAAGGCAGGTCTAAGGATCTGCTCGAATACCTCAGGCTTCATGTCAGCGTACTCGTCCATTACTAGGAACTTAAGGCTAACACCTCGCATTGTCTCTGGTCTGTCAGCACCTTTTAAACTAATTGTAGCACCGTTGACAAGCTTAATTTGCAGATTATTAATATGACTACCGCTGATAACAGGGTGCCCCAGTTCAAGCAGGGTGGACCACATAATGTCTCTGGCTTGTCCCTGAGTAGGTGCGACGTAAAATACATGGCCTTTGTCCGCCTGAAGTGCGTTAACGATTAACATCCATGCTGCTAACCTAGACTTACCTGTACGTCGCCCAGCAGCTACTATTTTAAAACGTGTGTCGTCTGCCCAGACTTGTTGTTGCCAAGGCAGTAATTCTATATTAAGATCCATTAAAGTTACTAAACGCTGCTGGTCTTTCTAAAAGCTCAAAGGTAACTGCTACTTCCATCTGTCCTGTTGCTGAAGATGCTTGAGTTTTTACAGTATCTCCATTGTGCAAAACAAAGATGCCTTTGTCGTTTTGACCACCTAGTATTTCTTTATTTCCTGAACCGATACTAGTACTGTCAAAAAAGTACATTTGGTCTACACCGCCTGTTTCCCACCAAAGACTTACTTGGTTTGTACTGCCACCATGGTTGGCAATAAAGATATACACAATATGTATTGTATAGCCTGTTGGTATAGTAAATAACGTCTGCTCAGTAGCGTTTGTTAGCGTAATGTGTTTTGTATGAAGCATCAGTACAACCAAAGCACTGGAGTAGAACCCCTAGTGTCCACGTGTACAAAACCGTCGTCAATGCCTATACCTGTGAAGCCAAGGTTCAAAGCATTGGCTACTATAGTGTAGCGGTGGGCGGCATTAGTTATTTTTATGTCAGCCGCAATACCTTGGGCATGTGTCCCCGGCACCGCCTTTTTCATTTCAATGGGGTGCTTGGTTGGATGACGGTAACCCGACGTTACCTCAAAGGGGAAGCCACATGCACCCCGCAATTGGTCTAACTTCTCTAGGAACTCTTGTTCCATGTTGTTGGTACCAGTGACCTGACAGTCAAACTCTTCTCTTTTGAAGTGCTTAAGACTCATCTATGACCTCTCCCTCTATGATGTCGTCGGGGGTGGTTACTTCTGCAGTACCAACACCAGTAATATTAATTTGGATAGCGTTACGACCACTGTCCTTGACGACGTCTTTTTCAAACGCCCCTACAGGCAGTATACGGTCCATAACTAACTTCCAAGCAGCAGCCTGATTTTTATGGTCGTTGTCCAAAGCAGCATCAAAAATAGTCTCTAGGACCTTACGTGACTTCGGAGAAGCCAACATACGTGCTTTGTATTCATTGATTATCGCTGCGTCACCCTTTGGTCGCCCAACTTGACCCTTGTTTCCGGGTTTTACAGCGGCTACTTCTGACTTCCGGGGTCTGCCACGACCTCTTTTTTTAACGACGTCGGTCATAACATAAATTATCCCTAATTACAACAATAGTATAACACAAGTTTTCACAAAAGTCAAGCTATTTTAGAGTCAAATCCTGGCTAACACAGAACTTGAGTAAAATCAATAGGTTACATGATGTTATTTTTACCTTAATTTTCCTAATTTTGACTTATTTTGTGCGTCAGTGGCTACAACAATTATCACTGACAACATAAGCCCTCCCCCGGCCTAGTTATCCACAGGTTTTCCACAGGTTGTGCATAAGCTGTGCATAAGTTGTGCATAAGTTATCCACAGGTTATCCACAGGAGCACCTCAAGTTATCCACAGGTTTATCCACATGGCCCTGAGAGGCCGTAGAATCGCCGTCACGGTGTTTTAACCTTAGGCCATGCCATAAGACCAACTAAAGTTTTTTCGAGTTTTTGCATTTTAGGGGTTGACATGTGTGTGTACTTATGTTGGTCCCTATAGTTGGCACGTTTGTTGCTACGTGAGCTTTCTATAACGTGTGCACGTGCGAGTAACACAAGACAATAAAAGCAGTCAAGAAAAATAATATGTAAATATTCACACAAAATAAATGTTGCATCGTCGGACCATTGTGGCATTATGGACACATGGCGAGACGGGGACCAAAGCCACCCTAAATGAGAATCATTATCATGAACAGTATCAGCATAGACATATTGACAAACCTTCCGAAGTATTCAGACAAGGAGTTAAGCATCCTACTAGGTAGGCTGACTCTTTGCATGTATGGCGAGGAAGTGTCCGAAGACTGTGCGGAAATAGCGCTAGCGGAACGGAATCGCCGTAAGTTTCTTTCTGAAGCATACGGGACAAAAACGGAAGCCGCATAAGACTTGACTAATCGAAGGGCATCCTCTAGGGTGTCCTTCAGTGAGTCAAGCCAATTCCGGCAGACTTCAACTAAGCCCAAGGAGGGCGACAACATGGAAAACGTAACAACATCAAAAGTATTCGGACGTTCTATCATCATTCGTAAGCGTAAGGCCCTAAAGCGCCCATTTAGCTACTCACAGGGTGAATGCTATCACAAGCTTTCAGGCGGTCTCTGGTCTCTCTATGTAGAGCACAAGAACGGACGGAACGTCAATATCAGCATCGACGACCGTTAAACCTTCCAAGCTTCACGGGGCCTCGCTATATGCGGGGTTTTCGTGGTATCAAACAATGGAGAATCAACAAATGAATAAGCCGACGCAAGTTACAATCATTGAAGTGATATTAATCTCGTTTGGTCTATCACTGCTGTTTACGTCACTAATGCTGGTATGTGCGCTGCTTTGGATGGATGCTTTGTTTGCGGGAGTTGCTGGTTTTCTTTCGCTCGGTTTAGTCTATCTGTTAAACCGTTACTAGGGAGTTTATCATGGTCAAACTATCAAAAGCTTCAAAAATGCCAGGGCGGTCGTGGTCACTACAAGCGCTCGACACATGTCCAGCTTCACGCAAAGCCGATGGGTCGCTAGTGGATGCCTGTAGTGGATGCTATGCCACGACGGGCAACTATCGGTTTAAGAACGTCAAGGCCCCTAGAGAGCACAATCGGGAAGACTGGAAACGTGACGCTTGGGTTGATGACATGGTGTCAGAATTAGATAACGACCGGTACTTTCGATGGTTTGATAGTGGTGACGTATACGACGTCAGACTTGCGTACAAGATTCTGGACGTAATGAAGCGCACTCCATGGTGCAATCATTGGCTCCCTACACGTATGCACAAGTTTAAGAAATTCGGTCCAGTGTTGGCGGAGATGTCCGCACTAGCCAACGTAGTGGTACGCTTGTCATCTGACAGCATTACCGGAGAGGTCGTAGAAGGCCCTCAAACGTCCACCATTGCGACGTTAGACAATGTCCCTAGTGGTGCCCTAGTTTGTGAAGCTTATTCCCGTGAGGGCAAATGCGGGCCTTGTAGGGCATGCTGGTCAAAAGACGTAGCAGTAGTGTGTTATATTGGTCATGGTAAGAGCATGGTAAAGAAACAAAACGACGTCATAGCGAGGGCGGCATAATGGAATTGATAATGTTTAGTGTGTTGATGGTGGCATGCTTTGGCTTTGGGTGGATAGTCGGGCATGCTGTAGGGTACGAGAAAGGTATAAACGAGTGGCCACGACGATGATTGAACAATGGCAACCATGGTTTGACGTATTGTTACTACTTGGGACGTGTGTTATACTC